AGTTATTAATGAAATTTACAAGGTTATAACTTCAAGTTATACCCTTTATTTTGTTACAGATATATTATCACTTACCCTTTTTTACTGTTTTCATGTAGTTTTCTTTTTGGATTTATTTAGATCATATCATTCGCTTTCGATATTTTTTAGAATGATTTTACCCAACTTAACCCTTTACTTGGACAATCGACCAATTCGCTCAATTGTTCAAGTAAATAGTTAATAACACAAATTTTTGTATGCGTGATTATGGTGGAGATTGAAATTAATACCTACAAGACCTTGATTTGCAATAACATACCCCATAATTCGTTCAAAGACTGCGCCTATATGGATTCTTGGATGTTTTTGATACTCATCTGTTTTAGTTAGAATACGATTCAACGGTTCATATAATTGTGTTATCCATGGCATTATTTTTTCATATGTTTCTTTTGGTATAACATATGTATTATACAACGGGTACTCTTCATTTTTATTGAAAGCAATTTTAAAAAATTCCTAATAATGTTGAATAATAAAATCTTCTTGGTTACATTTCCATGTAAAAACAGTTTTCTCAAAATTCAATCGAAAAAAGTAAAAATAAGCGGATTCTTTCATGTGCTCTATTTGTAGTAGTTGGTCGACCAATTCTTTTGTGAATTCCATATCGTACTGAAAAAACCCAATCCAATCATACTCTACATGTAACTTGTTTGTATATATATGATAAATTGTCGAATTTTCATTATATCCTAGTTCCTGAAATGATTTGTTATATATATAGGCAATTCCCATTCATTGATGACCTTGTATTTATTTTGGGTATATTCTTTTTGTATATTTTCATTCACAGCGATAAACGTAAAATATTTATTTAGTATATCTGGTGGTATACAGTCATAACAGTTATCAAATAGTTTATTATGAAATACTACAAAGAATTGGATCATGATATAATAATATAATAGTAGTTATTATATTATTTATTGGTACGCATTTTGTTTTCCTAAAAATAATTATTATACACTCCATTATTTTCAATAAAAAGTACAAGGTATAATATCATATATCTTATTTGAAGGTATAAAATATAAATAGACATGTAAATATTATTGACATGTCTATATAACGAACATGTAGATAGTAACTACATGTCTATAATGATATTATACCCTTTACCATTTACCTTTTTTTACTGTAATCTGTTGCCCAGTTGTTTTCTTTTTGGATTTACTTGGGTCATATGCTTCGTCTTCATCATCTGACCCCATTCCCTTTGATATTTCCCAGAATTCTTTGGAACCTAACTTGAAATCTGGTCTGCCTTCTGCTTTGTACCAAAATATTTGATCATTTAATTTGTTTGATTTTGCATTATTATTAATCACCAAACATTCATAATTCTCAGTTGTCTGATCCATGACCGAGTTAAATGACTCGAGTGTAGGAAACATGGAAGCGTAGTTCTCCCAAATTCTCTTTCGATTGGTCATATAAGGTTCTCGCAAAATAAACACATAATCAATATTAGTTCTCAAATTCGGTGGTATACCAAGCGGATACTGCATTGTTATGATCAACATTATCTTCCAATGTCTGCCGTTCATAAAAAGCAATCTCATCAACTTATCACGAGTCCAAGATTGGTCATATAAACAATCATCTAATATAACAAATGCGCGAGGATCAATCGTGGTTCTCCTATATTGTTCCATTTCTTTGTTCACTTGTTTGAGAACGACTTTTTGTCTTCTTAGAATATTTTCTATCAAAACTGAATTATATTCTTCGTGAATGAACAATTTAGGTACATGAGAGGCATAAAATCCATTTCCAGCTTCCGTCCCCGAAATAACCGTTCCAATAGGAATATCTTGATGATGATATAATAAATCTCGCACTAAATATGACTTACCAGTATCACGACGTCCAATCATGACAATGACAGGTCCCTTATTTTCATCTGGTTTAAATGTAATGGTTCTCATATCAAACTTCTTCAACTCTAATGTCATGTATATATAATTCTGTGTATTTTAATCAAACTTTTATACGCAGACATAACTATTTATTTGAAAAGCGTTAAAACACTTGAATATAATATTCTTTTGAAGTATATAAAATGTCTAAATTCAATGTGAATTATCACAAAATAAAAAAAGTGGTTCTCGAAGATTTAGAAAACATGTATGAAGAAAAAAAGGCAAATCCAACAGAGGAAAAACACAACTACCATCCATTTCATATGAAAAATAGCCAATGTTATAACCCGATATATGATACATTTTTTGAAATGAATGAAACGAATTATGATTCGATATCGTTAAATCATAAATATAGAATTCATGACTTAGAACATGTAATTGATAATGAAACTGGTTCTCAAATACAACGCGATAGTTTCATTAAATTTGCGCCTCTACTAGATCCTATCCGTTTTTTAATAGGAAAATACAAGGAGAAAAAAGAAACGTTAACTGTCCTTCCATCTTACAATACCAAATCGAATCATAAATTGGCGAATCCGAATAATGCGTCTTATGTAGACAATTTTTTCTGTTATCTATCCAGTCAATTATTACATCATCATGGTTGTGAAAACGCAATTGATTATTATGGTTCTTTTTTGGGTATTCAAGAAAAATATAAATTTAATGCAGCGGATGATATTGATTATTTGGTTCAATCTGAATATTTTATGCAGAACAAAGGTAAAGTATACGAAATTGAAGAAGCAGAAAGTCCATTTGCGAATTTTGGTTCTCGAAATAATAAAAATAAGTTGTTGATCCATAATAGTTCAGATGTTTCTCATATTTCTTTGGAAGAATTGGAAGTGTTAGATATTGAAAATCATGGTGAAACAGATGAAACAATAGTGACTGACTGTGTTTATGAAAAGAATGGATCAGAAACGTCTTCTGTTAATAGTTCAAATAATAGTGAAATAAATTATTCCGATGATGAACACTCGGAAGATGTGGATCCTGCAGAAGAGGAAGAATCAGAACATGAAGACAATGAAGACGATGAATGTGATGAAGGTGATAAAGACGATGAAGACGATGAAGACGATGAAGGTGATGAAGACGATGAAGGTGATGAAGACGATGAAGACGATGAAGACGATGAAGACGATGAAGACGTTGAAGGATCAGAAGGATCAGAAGAAGAACCACAAATTAGTGCATTCATATATGATTTCCCAGTTCAAATGATTTGTCTTGAAAAATGTACAGGGACACTAGACGAATTATTTGTTGAAAAAGAACTAGATTTGGATTCTGCAGCAAGTGCTCTATTCCAAGTCATTATGACTCTTCTTATATACCAAAAAGTATATCATTTTACACACAATGATCTTCATACAAACAATATCATGTTTATTGAAACGGACCAAGAGTATATTTCATATAAATACGCAAATACATACTATAAAGTGCCTACCTATGGAAAAATATTCAAAATCATTGATTATGGTCGCGCCATTTATAAATTCCAAGGAAAAACTTTTTGTAGTGACAGCTTCGCTCCTGAAGGTGACGCTTATACACAATACAATTTTGAACCATATTTCAATGAAAAGAAACCGCGTTTAGATCCAAATTACAGTTTTGATTTATGCCGTCTAGGATGTTCCATTTATGATTTCATATTAGATGTCGATGATGAGAACGAGAAAGGGTTTGAACCAGACGATTTACAAAGAACCGTGATTCGATGGGTTACGGATGATAATCAGAAAAATGTTCTCTATATGAAAAACGGTGATGAACGATATGAGAATTTTAAATTGTATAAGATGATTGCTAGAACCGTTCATGCGCATACACCTGAAGCCCAACTTGCTGATCCTTTTTTTAATCAATTCAAAATTGATGAAAAATTAGAGGATATAATCGATATTGATGCAATGCCATGTTATGCTTAAAATCCAGGTATATCTGTAAATATTTGTGTCGCTTCCATATTCAATGTTTTGTTTTCGGTGACAATATTAAAGAAATCGTTAATGGATCCTTTCATATAGAAAAATCCATACGCTGCACCTAAAGAAGAACTAAATACAATTACTGCGTCGCGGACAATATATTTCAAGGGTTTAAACTCTTTTTCTAAATATTTCATTTCTACTAATTTGAGTAAAACAAAGAGAATCGTTGTAAAAATTGCAAAAAGGAATAAATTTTCCATCTGATAAAAAACCAATTCATATTTTATTGATAAAAAATACGAATATACTTCAATAATTTATAATATAAAGTCGCGCAATTGATAATATGTTATATTATTTAAAATAAATAAATTATAATATTCGTAGTCTTTTTTATATATTCTTTGTAATCTTTCTATGTTATATGGTGTTAATTCACATTGTAAACCTGTTTTATCCGATACATTTAATCGTTCATCTCGAATCATTTTATTATCATAGTTTACAATTATTTCAAATTCATGTTTCAACATTTCTATTATATTTTTATATAAATTAATATTATCATATTTGACAATATACATATTGTCATTATTTAACCAAGTATACTGCTGTTGGAAAAATATAGTATCTGTTAAATCATTATCTGATATATTATCTAAAAAATCATTGATATTATTAAAGTTAATTATTGGTTCTTCAATATAATATTTTGATTTACTATTAAAAAAATCGTTAATATTATCAACGGTAATCCATGAACTTTCTTTTAATAAATTTGGACGATTTCGTATATTTAAAAATGTAAATGCTGATATAAATTTTTCTATTGGTTCTCGTAAAATTGTAAAACATGGTATACTATAATCTTTTCCAGTAGTGTTATGTATGTTAGGGATTATTATATTTTGACAATGTTCTCTAAAATAAGTAGTTAAATCAGTACCACCTGTTTTAGGTATCCATACAAATCCTATAGTTTTAGATGTCATATATAATATACATATATATTATATGCCATACTCAAATAAAACTCGTGCTCATCGACAAAAAACAAATCCAAGAACTACTAAAAAACGATATTTAGACAAGTTGAAAAAACTCTATCCCATGTGTAAATTTGATCAAACACGCGATGATTATTCACTATATGAAGGTCATAAAATAACCTATGGTGAAATGGAATATACAGGTATCCAAAAGCTATACACCTATGTTTCTAAACACTACAATCCAAAAATAAACTGTTTTATGGATATTGGATCAGGTCGCGGTAAACTTTGTATGTATATGGCTGCTCAAAATAAAATACAACATGTATTAGGCGTAGAGTTAGTCAAACAAAGACATGATGATGCAGAAGTCTTAAAATCAGAATTAAAACAAGAATACTCAAAAAAGGTTGATTTATTAAATCAAAATGTTTTGGAAATTGATTTTGAAAAATATCATGGATCTCATGTGTTTGTCTGGTTCAGTAATTTATGTTTTGAACAATCGACCACCAATGACATTTTTCAGAAGCTACAGAATGAGCTACCAAAAGGAACTATTTTATGTTGCTCTAAACAATCGAGTCCTATGGTGGGTGACTTGTTACATACTATTTCGATTGAAATGTCATGGAATAAAACAAGCAATGTATTTATTTATCGCTTATAAATTATAAACAAGTGATTTCATAAATATATAAATATAAATATACGTTTATATTTATTTATATATGGAAAACAACGCCAATATTGTACTGTTCAATGGATTAGGTGACAAATTATTAGATATGGTAGGGTTTTATATTATTTGTAAGTATTTAAACTATAAACCACATGTGCGTTTTATAAATGATACGCATTTTGCTTGGGGATCAAATACATATGATATAGAATTATTTGATTATACTGATATTGTTATTATTACTTCAGATGACACATGCTCATTTTTTATAAATTCACCAGATCCATCATGCACATTATCACCTTATAGAGTGTATGTATTTATTAAAAGATTTATACCTGAAATAACATTTGAACAAATATCAAACGATTTTTCAACATATGCAAAACATGTTATTCGACCATCCGATGTTATAATAAAAAACATACCCATTGATATTGAAAAAGCATATGGAATTCATTTAAGAAAAACAGATAAAATTAGAAACCAAGGGGATATTCGACATGAGAATTTATCGAGCGAATTTGATATTATAACGAATAAATTATTGGAAGATGTAAAAATAATTATTTTGAATGAAACGGATCCTCAGTTTTTGATTGTTAGTGAGGATACAGCATGGAAATTAGAAATTACAAATATAATAAAAACTATTGCAATAGATAATAATAAACAAGTAAAAATAATAGAGATAGATTATACAAATGAAGGAAATTTTAATAATTTTAATAGTGTATTAGATATGTTTTTGTTATCAAAGTGTAAAGAAATATTACAAGGCGTAAAATACTCTACATTTTCTATATTGGCTAGCTTGTTAGGAAATGGAAAACTAAGAAATTATGCAAATCATATAGATAGTAATTCTATCTGTTTCATTCATGCTTGGAATTCGGTTGTAGAAATTAATAACAGGAAAAATTATGACGAAGAACTACATAATTATATTACAAGAGATATTGCACGTATAAATACAGATATATGTCAAATATTTAGTAAATAAAATGTATATTATAATTTATATTATAATTTATAATAGATATAATAATGAGTAAACACAATAAAACACGAAAAATACGCAATAAAAAAAAGCAAAATAAAAAAACAAACAAGAATAAAACGCCAGCGAAATCAATACTGTTTTGGTCATCACTCGTATTTGCCACAAACATGATTCATGGGTTTGTTACAGGTTTGTATCTTTATAGTTTTTTATTTGGATCTTTAACGATTTCTTCATTAGTAGTTCATACACAAAATAACTGGTTTACTAATAGTATCGATAAAATCATAATTGGATCCATTGTTTTATATGGCGGATATAGAATGTGGACTCGTCGAAATACGTCTATTCGAACCATTTTTTTATTAGCGTTATGTGTGCTTACATTTTTGTTTTGTGTATGGGTATATGTCTATGGACAAATCACTGGACAATATTGTTTTTCAAGTAATGGAGATAACTGGCATGCGGTTATGCATTGTATTGGTTCTTTCGGACATCATATAATTATGTTGTTGTAAAATTAATGAATTGTAACAATTCATTAATGAAATGTTACAATTCATTAGTTTTTAGGAGATTTTTTATAAAAGTATTCATTTTAAAAAGTCTAAAATATTTTGAAAAAAGAAAAAGAAGAAAAAAGAAAATTCTAAATTCTCAAGACTTTTTGAAAACGACTGTTTATTATTATTTTTTAATGAATTGTAACATTTCATTAATGAATTGTTACAATTCATTAGTTTTTAAGAGATTTTTTATAAAAAGTATTCATTTTCAAAAGTCTAAAATATTTTGAAAAAAGAAAAAGAAGAAAAAAGAAAATTCTAAATTCTCAAGACGTTTTACACCTTTTTACATTTCAAATGCCTGCATAAAATTGATTAAAAATTATATTATTATAATATTATAATATCTATTCAATATTAT